CAAAAGGCTCACTACGGCCTGTGGCTTCTTTCCACTTTTGGTGCATGTAATCTGCAGCTTCAACCAGATTACGCTTTTTAGTAGGCTTATATGAGCCTTCACGCATCTTTTGGATATCAGCTTCACTCGGTGACTCATTAAGGCGAGTAGCGTTGATTTCAGTTGTGGGAACGTTCAGAGGGTTTACATATGTCTGCAGTGTAGGCTTTTGAGACGCAGAGTTTAGGTCTTTAGAAAACCTAGGACGATCCTCACTCTCAGGGGCTTGCATACGTCCAACACGGGCTTGCTGGGCAATCACACGGTCAGCATACGGTTTTACGTACGTGTCAATAGCTTCCTGAGACACGCCCATGTTGCCCAGATCCTCGACCATCTCAGTCATAGCTTCGACTGGGTTAGGGCCAAGGCTTGCCTGCATGTCTGCGAGGGCTGTGGTTAGCTGGGCTTTGTCTAAGGGGGCTAGGGTTGTGTCATCTGCAAGCTTGGATTCTAGGTTTCTGACGAAGCTGTTGTTGTCGCTCCTGCCTGCCTGGTAGTTCTCTGGGGTTGTGAACTGGTTGCCAGACCTACGCGCTTGGTTCTCAGCGCCTAATGAATCCATCTGAGAACTGATGTCTGCTAACCTTTGTTGGATAGGAGCCATTCTAGCTGCGAACTCTTGTTTTCGAGCTTGAGCTTCCTCCAAAGACAAGTTGCTGATTTCATCTTGAATGCTTGAGGCCTGTGCTTCTAGTTGTTTTTTCTCAATGGCAAGGGCGTCAAAGTCTGCATTTATCGAAGACTCAGATCTAGGCTGACCAGGTGCTGCAGTCTGTGCTTGGGTCTGCGCTGGTGGCTGCTGTACACCGCGAGCCAACAAAGGATTGTCTGGGGTTGCCACAATGAGTTCTGGGGCAGTCATCTGGGCGTATTGACCGATGATAGGGATGATCTCGTTGAGCTCTAAGACGGGGTTGGTATCCCCATCCATATTCTGTTGGATGCTCTCCAAGACAGGGGCTAACTCAGGTTGGCCTGCGAAGTCTTGGGACATACGTGTGATTGTCTGCGAGAGACCGTCCCGTGATAGTCCTGTGCCAGACAGGATTGTTCCTACTGGGGAGTTGGCGTTGGGTGGAGCATCGATCTGGGTAGCTATGCGAGCTAGAGCTTCTTTTCGTACCTTTGCATCCGCTGCAGCTGTCTTAGCCTTGTCCACCAGAGAGACACCAGATGGAGAGGGTAATCCCTGTGCATTGACGTTCTTGTTGACGAACCTTGCTAACTTATTACGGCGGCCTGTGGCTGCATCAACCAGGCGACCTAAGCCTACTATGCCTGCTTGTACTGGTATTGATGAAAGCCCTGTTGATGCGGCTAAACCACCACCAAGGACAACGTTACCAAGGCGTGTGGGGTCGTAGACAGCACCAGATGTACCAAGTGGATTGAAGTAGTCAGTAAATTGACTAACGCCGCCTTTCATACCGTCTTTAAATAGTCCGGTGATTACATTAGATTTGGCTAAAGCATTCATGAGGGTAGCGCCCTCTTGGTAAGGACCCACCAGACGGGCTAATGCAGCCATATCTGCCTTGTTTACATATCCAGATACTTTGTTCTTACCTTGCTTTATTGCAGCATTGGCAGGCGCATAGTCAGTTAACAGTTGATCAAGAGATTTAGAATTCTTGCTATTAAGCTTATCCTTGAGCGCCTTCACTAATTCTGTGATTTCACCGTTGTTTTGCTTGCGAGCTTCTTCTAAGGCACCTTTGGCACCAAATTGTGAACTGATGTTTATGTTTTTAAGATTAAATCCTTCAGCTGTAGCAATTTGCTTCAGTTGTCTAGCGACATCACCAGCTGCAAGCTTAGTACTGTTATCAAGGTTGTTTACGTTAAGTTTACCATCAGAAGTAAACAGGCTCTTAACTTTAGCAGCGGTCTGTGTGCCACTTTTTATGGCACCACCAGCAACACTCCCTGCAGCTGCAGCCTCTTTCAGTCTGTTTAGGATTTCACCTTCTGAAAACTGCTTACCACCTACGGCTTCAGATCCGATGTTAACTAGCTCTTGCAAGCCCTCGGTTGTGCCCTCGGTTATTACACCGCCCGCAATACCGCCTAGAATGCTATTAGATGCTCCTTTTGGTAAAAGCTTGGCAATACCTAAGTTTTCCAAGGCAGCTGAGATGGCACCACCAGCGGCGGCAATATCGTCTGCTTTCTCTTGGGATAAACCCTCAATCTCTGACAAGTTCTGGCTGATTTCACCGACAGCAAATGGATATGTAAGAGTACCACCTGATGCCAAGGCTGCACCCATGTATGGGATTGCTTGGGCTGTCTTCTGACCAATAAAGTTAACAAAGTCACCGACACTATTAATGTCCGATGTGGTCATATTGTAGAAGTCTAGGTCCTCTGCAATCTTTTCAGCTTCTGCATTGGCTCTATCAGCACCCGCCTGAAGTCTAGCAGACGCATCTGCCTCTACTTGGGCACGATCTATAGGGTCATACCCAGCTAATTCTCTTACGGGGTTAATATAGTTCTCAGTGGTGCTCTGTAGGAATTGACCGATAGGACCCTGTGATAAGTTACGCTGCAAAGATGCCATACCAGACATAGACGCACCCTGTGATTGGGCATCTGCTGCCTTGAAGGCAGAACTCATAGAGGTGTCACCTTTTTCAGACGCGGGTATTGCTGGTTGTGTCTGAGGTTGAGCTACAGCCTGTGGCGCTGCATTTGATGACCTAAGGCTCTTGTAAGCATTCGCAACCTTCTGCCACTCTGGTGTATCTCTTTTGTTTTGGTTGGCTCTAAGCCAATTACTGTAGGAACCTAGTCTGGGGTCTTGCGTCATAAGTTACCCCCCGTTCACTATTCTGTCGGTTTCATTTAGCTCATCTTCAGAGACTGCAGGGGCACTAGGTGTGGCGGTTGTAGTGCGATCTTGGGGAAGACTTGCGCCATTCAAAGTGGTGGTGCCATTAGCTAAGTTGGTGTTCATAACTTTGAGGGCTGCAATGTAGTCTTTTACCCAATTAGTCCATATTTCTTCACCAGCCATCCAAGACGGTTGGTCAGACATGAAGATATCCATTTCCCGTTCTGAGATAGCACCTTTGGTTTGGGCAATGTTTGCTAGCACTCGGTCAACTTTCATTGACTCAATCTTTAGGCGTATGTTCTGACGCTTGTTGTCTGTGATTTCATCCCACTTCTTAGTAAACAAAGAACGCCAACCAACTACGTCATCATAGTCTTGAAATCCTTGCAGAACATCTTCTGCGTTCTGAAGAGCAACTCTAACTTTTGCGGTTTCTTCTGGATTTGCAGCGTCCTTAGCAGCAGCTGCACTATTGCGTGCATTCAGTTTACGCATGATGTCAGCGCGGCGCTGCTCTTCTACGCGGCGTCCTTCTTCGATATTAAAGGCGTCCATCTCGCGTTGGCGATTGTAGTCCATGAGACCGCCATACATGTTGCCCATAGCACCCATCTGAGCCAGGGGCCCCTGTGCGCCGGCACCAAGACCAGCCGCGCCAATTCTCATGAGGCCTTCGCCGCCCATGTTAATCTGCTGACTAGGGATCTGGGGTGTGCGGCTAGATCCACGGGCGTTACCGTATGGAGACATTGATAGCGCTGGTGGGTTTGGTGCCTGGGGTTGGTTTGGGTTGGTTAGGACAGGTTGACCTAAGTTGTAAGGTAGCTGCTGCTGTGGAAGGCCCTGGTTAAGGATACCTTGGGAGAAAGCGTAAGGTAGGTTCATGTTCAGAATCCCCCTATTGGTGCTGCTGGGGGAGCGCCACCACCGTAGCTACCATAGCCGCCAAAGTTAGTTGGCAGCATGTTCATAAATTGTTGCCCGTATTGGTTCTGGAAACCCATACCACTCATGGCGCCACTTAATGCGCTAGCACCTGGGCTAATTGGGTTCTGGGCGTAGTTACCCTCGGTCTTGTTAGCAGCTAGGGCATTCAAGTAGTCTTTGCCTAGGTTGTAATTGTAGCCAGTTGTGTAATCGAATTGACCTCTGTCAGCATCGATCTGACCTTGGTCGAAGGCATTCTGGTTGTTTCCAGCGCCCAGAGCAGTGTTGAAACCGCCTGATGCCATGCTCAGACCAGTGTTGAAGTTGTTAGCCATCATGTTGTTAGCGTTGCCTGCGTTAGACAGTGCCGTGTTAGCTTGGTTAAACTCGGTGTTACCTTGGGCCAACCTTGCGTCACGTAGGCTGTTGTAGACATCAGTGCTTACGTCAGCAAAGCGATCATCATATGCGCGATTGGCGAGTGCATCAGCGACACCAGCACGACTGGAGTTCGTGTTGCCAGATCCTGATGCGGCCATGTTAATGCCAGGGAGCGTTTGCTCGTTTAGGCGTCTACTGTCATCACGCATCATTGCTTGGACAATGGGGTTCATGTTGTCAGTGGCATACTGGGAAGCATCGGCCATCATGTCAGGACGGTTAGCCATCCCCTGGAACTGGTTGTAGAGATCAGCTGAGTTAGAACCAAAGCCACCTGACTGGTTCATCAGGTTTTGACCAGTGCCGGTGTTAGCCATGCCAAAGTTGTACATGCCAGTGTTGGCAGTGGTCTGCATTGGATTGACGCCAGCATAGTAGGGGCCTGAGTATGGCCCTTGGTCAACCATGCCTTGGTATGCGCCAGAGATGTCACCCATAGCGCCCTTCATGTAAGGCATAGCTGCGTTCATGTACTGGTTGTTTTGGTTATTGGCGTCTTTGATAGCCTTAGCCTGCTTGTTGGCTGCAGCCATGCCCATGATGCCGCCGATTAACGCGCCGATCATATGGTTCTCCAATCTTCTTTTTCTTTTGTGTGCTTGTTAGGTTTCTTCTGGGCTACTTTGTCTTTGGTGGCTTCTTCTTAGGTGGCCGACCGACTTTAGACCCATAGGTCCCTTTTCCTTTTGGCATAATGGAATCTCCGTAATGCTTTTGTGTGCTTTCTGTTAGGTGGTGGGTTCTAAAGGCCAGCTTGGGTCACTTGGGTCTGAGGTGCTGGCTGGTAGGTCCCTCAGTAGCTGTCTATAGACTGCCCACTCTTGTCTCTTTGCATCAGTTAGAGGGCTGTCGAGGGTCTGGGTCCAATCACTAGATGACAGAAGCTTGTTTCGGTCAGACCTGAGCGTCTCCATGTGTTCTGCGAGATTTGACGCTGATATCTGATCGTCAGGCCAAGGGGTGACCACGCCGTTGACTAGGGTTGTTTGGGTTGACTGAATACCCTCGATCAGGGTGTAGCCAGTGGGTATATTCTCTGGTGTTGGCAGGGGTGAACTTGATTTACATGCGTAGACCATTGCTCCGCTGGATGTATCGTAAAAGGTGTAATCAGCCATTGTTTACTATTTCTCCACAGCTAGAACTAGGATCTCAAGACCAGCTGGGATTCTTATGGTCCTGTTGTTAGACCCTATGTTCTTAATGCGGATCTTGATGTTTGCAGTGCCATCACTTCCGTTTTTAACTGCTGCTGCAAATCCATTGAACGTAAATGGGAAACTACTGTCTCCGTTGTAAGCTGGAAGAGACCTGTTCCAAGTGTTCGTTGAATCGGTAAGTAAACCTGTAGACTCAAAGAATGCTTGCCCGAAGGCATTGTTGCTTGCGCTTGTTCCAGCAAAAGAAAACGAAGCCATTATTAGAAGTTTACTGCCAGCTGTAAGACTACCAGTTGTTAGCGTGAAGGTTGTCTCAGCGTTGTTAGTCTGTAAGTCAACTTGAGATGCTGAAGTAAGCGCAGCAAGCTGGCTGAGACCTGGTAGGCGGTCGATGTCTAGAGAACCAGTGTTAACCACATCCGCATTAAGGCTCTTGATCCTTGCGCCTTCTACAAAGAGGTTCTCAATGTATGTACCAGCTGGCATCGTGACGCCATCGACAGTTCTAGCGTTGGCGTAGTGGGCAAAGGGTACAGTTTCAACAGCGTTACCGCCTGAGTCCGTTGCGCCGACCTTGAAAGCATCAGCTGCTATATTGAAGGTGCTGGTTGGTGTACCGTTGTTAGCTGTAGAGATAAGACCATAGCCGCTGATGTGACCATTGTTGTCTATCTTGACGGTGTGCTTGGCCTCAATGCCGTTGATCGATGAGGCATTGGTCGTAATAGAGCTACTTTGGTTTCCAACAGTGGTAGACAGGGTCGTAATGTCAGAAGCCTGAGCAGTAATTGAGTTACCCTGGGAAGTAACTGTAGACGTTAGTGCAGTAACGGCGCTGGAGTTGGCACTGATGGAACTATTAGCGTTAGTTAGGCCTGTCTGAAGTGTTGTAACATCAGATGCCACAGAAGTTATTGAGTTGCCCTGAGAGGTGACTGTGGACGTCAAGGCACTGACAGCGCTGGAGTTGGCGCTGATGGAGCTATTGGCGTTAGTTAAACCTGTCTGAAGTGTTGTGACGTCAGATGCTAAGGCTGTCACAGTGTTGCCTTGAGAGGTGACTGTAGACGTCAGGGTAGAGATAGCGCTGGAGTTGGCACTGATGTCTGTTTCGGCGTTAGTTAGGTCTGTTTCTAAGCTTGTGACGTCTGTTTGAAGCGTTGTGACGTCCTGAGCTAGGGTTGCCACAGTGCCCTCTGGATCACTGGCTCTCAGCCATACGTTACCTGAGTAGACAACCAGGCCTTGGAAACCGTTGGACAGAGGGTCCCACGGGGTCACGGCATATCTAAGCATACCTTTGAGGGGCCTAGAGGGGGGCTTGTCTACGACTTGTAAGCTGCCCTCGCCAACAGTCTTCATAGAGTTCTCGATCTCTTGAAGCTGCCCTGAGAGGTAGACTGCCATTCCTTCGGGGTTCTGGGGTACTGGCTGTCTGATGTATTGGTTAACTACTAGGTCTGTGACGGTGTTGGTTGCCATCCTGAGTTACCTCCGACCAAGCGGTAATAGGTCCAGATCAAAGCCACTGATGGTGAAGTCCTTAACCACAGTACCAGCGTCGATCTTGTAGCTCAGGTAGCGACCAGATTCGCGGGTGTCTAGCTTGTAGCTAGTGCTGACATCAAAGGCCTGGGGGGTACTATAGGTGGGTAGAAGCGTTGGGATATCTGATGCACCCAGAGTGAAGTTAAAGGTCTTGTCCGTAGACAGCGTGGAGATCTGAGGAAGGATCTTACGGATCGTCTTGTAGGTATCTACAGATGCTCCAAGCTCCTGGTCTAGGTCCAAACCAATGCGCTCTAAGAGTATAGGCTTAGTGCCTTCTTCATACAGCGGTAGAGCAACTTGGGTATTTTCTTCTGTGTGATCCAAGGCTAGCATCTGGTTGTCTGACAGACCATCAGCAGTGCTCTGCAGGGAGATGCAGATGGGGTGACGTGAGAAGCTGCCACCTTGACCAAAGTAGGTTCCACCAGTGGTGGCATAGGTGAGAGTTGAGGATGCATAGGTGTTCACGTTGTTGAAGTTGGCAGTGCTGCTGCTAACCAGGTTGGGCAGATCCATGAAGGACCAGCTGTTATGCCTATAGTTAAAGACAGCTGCACGGTTACACTCTGATCCACTAGTGAACTCAGCCATGTCATCAGCTGACTTGTAGCAGAAGTAGATCTCTTCGGTGATGTCGTTGTGGTAGGTGAAGCACTTGGATGTACTATTGGTGTCTATGGAGTTGAAGATGTAGTTTCTGACACGGCCATCGCATATAGATTGGCGAGAGACAGCATCGGTTGTATAGATGTCATCCCTGTCAAAGACATAATGACGTCCCTCAACTTCTACGATGCAGTTCTGGTTGATAACCCCAGCATCATCAAAGAGCTTACGGAAGTTCATGATGAAGGTGCCACCTACGAACTCCATGAGCCACACCTGGTCGCTACTGTAGATAATAAAGTTGGAACCTAGGGTGGCACCGTCGATGATTGCAGTGTCCATCTGAACGATGTCATTGAACCCAGCCGACTTGGTGGTGTCTGTGGCATCCCAGCTGCTAGGGGCCTGGTTGGCTAAGGCAACATCAGAGAAGCGTACACGGGTTGGAAACGTAGACGCACCCTCAGTTAAGTCTAGGGCTATCAGGAAGTCCTTGTAGCTCCTTAGAGATGCACACTTGTGACCAGAGGTCCAGTTAGCAAGGGTACTGAAGGTTGACTGGGAAGGTAGTCTGTAGAGGGGTGCCTGGTCGCCCCTGTTCAAGTAGTCTACGTTAGACAAGGTAGTGCCCGTGTAGGCCTTGGTGGTGGCACTGGCTGACCCTGTGTACTTGCTGGTCAGGGATCCACCTGATGTAAACTCAAAGATACTGTAGTTGCTGGTGCCCACCAGGATGCTGTCGTAGCCCGTGTTACTGTAGCGACCAAAGACAAAGGTGGGGCTTATGGAGCTCAGGTTTAACGCCGTGCGAAAGACTGGGGATCTCTTAATGTTGGCACCATCGAAGCTGACGTTCTTAGCTCGGGTGAAGGCATTGAACGGAAGATTGAAAGGGTCAACGTCAGTAATTACGCCTACGTTACCTAAGTTACGCACGGGTAATATAGACATGACTGATTGTACCTACTTTGGTGGACGGGAGTTGCTATGGTGACCTACTCTCTAGGCTAGGTCTTCATGATGTAGGCCAAGGCATAGAACGGTGGCCTGTTCTCATGGCCTGTCCCAGAGCCTGTGTTAGCATTAGACACAGAGATACCCGTGGTAGCTGAGTTGGTCGTAGAGGTCTCTTGGGTGTCATTGGTGGACCCAGTGGTTGATAGGTCAGCCATGACATAATCATCATGACCGCCATCGTAGCTGTCTACCAGCCTACCTGAGGCCGTGTGGGCGTGGCCCCCGTCAGTAACTGTAGCTACGTGGGTGTGCGCGGGTAGGTTTGCCTCAGTCAAGGTAACACTTGCAGAACCACCTGTGGATCCTACGGCGTAGTCTCCTGAGTCACTAGGGGAACCCACGACAAACCTAGCTCTGAGGTCTGGGGTACTGTTGTTGCCATCACATAAGACATAGCCAGTGGGGATAGCAGAGATAGCACCAGACCACAGGATGATACCACCAGAGGGTACTAAGGATACTGATGAAGCTAGGGCTGTCAGCTGCGTCTGGATGGAACTGGTGACGCCATCTAGGTAGCCAACCTCGGTGCTAGTGACACCAGCTGCTGCTGCTCCAGACAGGATGTTAAGGTCAGCCTGGTTGCTGGTGACAGCCCCTGTCAGGCTGGGGAAGGTGCCCTTGACGGTGCTCTTGATGAGACGAAGGTGGTCATCGGCTTGGGCTAGACCATCAGTCGCTGCAGGGTTAGCTGCGTTCAGACTGTTGATGTAACTTCCTGTTTCTAAGGCCATGACTGGGATCCTTTGGTGGTAGACCTAGGTGGTGCTCTAGTAGACCTAGGTGGGTCTTTTGTGGGGAACTTGGGGAAGACCTAGGTGGGTCTTTTGTAAACCTAGGTGGGTCTTTTGTGGGGAACTTGGGTGTGCTTCAAGACGTCTAACAACAACAACAACAACGGCTGGTCTTTAACGGTCTTTTGAAATCTATTGATTGATTGGGTGTACTGGGGGTCAGATCTGAGGGCATGGGACCCTAATTAAGACCATTGATTAGACATTGATTAACTAAGTCATTGATATCGTTGGATAGCCAGGTCAACGGATAGTGTATCCGATGACAAAACGTAGGATAGCGAACCCAGACATTAGACATTAGTTCTAATTTTGTCTGGACAAGGCTGTTGTCTTTAAAGAACAAATTGGAACCGAAGCCCACCAAGGTAAACCTCAGTCTACCTCAGTCTACCTCAGTCTACCTCAGTCTACCTCAGTCTACCTCAGTCTACCTCAGATGATCTACGGAAGACCAAACCTACATGGGAGAAGACAAGAGACAGTCTGGGAGAGGACTGTAGTGTCATGTGGTTTGGTCATCGGTAGATCATCGGTCGTCGACAGTAGTAGCTTCCTTCGTATAGGGGTCTCTTAGTATCTAGGTTGTATTTGGGTGTCTTTTGTCTACTTAAGGGTCATCGGATACATGGGATGAGGCATCGGATAAGGGGCATATAGTGAACATCGGTTATCTTGTAACAAAATGCCTTGATAACCATAGAACTAAGACCTATGTGACCCAAGATGGACTTAGGTCCTAGGTTGGTGCGGGAGAGCTAACCTTTAGTATTCTTTAGTGTTACCCCCGCACCAGCTGCCTACACTGTGTTACTCACAAGTTCTCTGGCCTGTCTGTGGATCGTAGTAGCAAGCCTCAGCACCCTCAGCACCACCGATGTCAGTACCTGTGTCTTCCTCGACCTGTGGTTCAGCTGCATCCTCACTGGTTGATGCATTGAGTATGCCGTAGCGTTTACCACTGGCTCTGAAGGTTGTGCAGCCACTGGCACCACCATCATAGGCTGACATGTAGACGTCCTTAAACTGTTCCCAAGTGACATCAGCACCTACGTTGCATGTCTTACTGCAGGCAGAGTCCACGTAGTGTGATGCTAGGTTCAGCACGGCCACATGGTCAAACACAGAGAGATCATCGGCTTTCTCACCTTCGATCCCATGTACTCGGTAAGCGTAGTCTTCTACTCGTTCTATCCTGGGTCCATCAAAGGTTTGGATCGTGCGGTCATAGTAGTGACTGAAGACTGGCTCAATACCTGAGCTTACGTTGTCAGCCGATAGACTGATGGTCCCGGTTGGAGCTACAGACAGGAGATGACTGTTGCGGATCCCATGCATACCGATGGCTGCTTGGATGTGGTCAGGCAGTGTCTTGATGAAGTTAGACTCCAGATACTTGACGTTATCATAGAGGGGGAAGCTCCCCTTCTCAGCTGAGAGTGCCACCGATGCCATGTAGCATTGGTCCCTGATGATAGCCATGACTTCACCCAGCTTATCCAGGAAGCCTTTAGATCCATACTTAAGACCAAGTGTCTCTAGAGCATTGGCTACCCCAGTCACACCCAAGCCCATCCTACGTTTATCCTTAGCTTCCTTCTCTTGGGCTGGCATCGGGTACACTGCACGGTCCACTACGTTGTCCATAGCTCTCACGACTGCAGGGATGTCTTCAGACAGCTGCTTAAGATCTAAGGAGAACTCATCGGTGTAGGGGTCTTGTCTGATGTACTTAGTCAGGTTGAATGACCCCAGCAAGCAAGCGCCATTAGGTGGCAGGGGCTGCTCACCACATGGGTTAGTGGCTGCTATGGTCTCACAGTACCACAGGTTATTCTTCTGGTTGATACGATCGATGAACAGAATGCCTGGTTCTGCCCAATCCCATGTAGACCTGAGGATATCATCCCATAGGGCTCTGGCATCCACTGTCTTGTACACTTGGCCTTCAAAGGTCAGGTCAAAGAAGTCACCAGTCTTAACTGCATTCATGAAGGCATCAGTAACCCCGACACTGATGTTAAACCCTGTCAGGTTGGTGCTGTTGTTCTTAGCTCTGATGAACTCCTCGATGTCTGGGTGGTCTACACGTAAGACACCCATCTGAGCTCCTCTACGGTGCCCAGCGCTAGCTATAGTCTGACAGACAGCATCGAAGATACCCATGAAGCTGATGGGCCCTGAGGACTTACTGTCGAGGCTTTTGATCAGGGCACCTCTTGGTCGTAGGGTGCTGAAGTCATAACCTATGCCACCGCCCAGCTGCATGGTTCTAGCTGCATTGGTAGCAGCTGCCATGATGCCTTCCATGCTGTCCTCGATGGTAGGGGACACGAAGCAGTTGTAGGGCGTCACGGTTCTGGGTGCGCCCATCGCACTCTGTACCCTTCCAGCTGGTAGGAAGCGCTGGTTGTACAGAATGTTTCTGAAGGTATCGAAGTGCTCGTCACTGTCTTTAAGGGCATTGGCTACCCTAGTCATGGCCTCTTTGAAGCTTTCGCCTACTGAGCGATACTTCATCTTGTGTATTTCTTCTGAGATTGGCAGGGCTGGGCCAAAGTCGTTCTTCATGTCATTCATTGGGGTTATTACCTTCAAGCATATTGATACGCATCTCGCAGTAACGGATGCACTTCTCTAGATCTGTGATTTCGGATTCATTCCTGGTTAGGCCATCATATGTCTTGCTGCCTGCGCGGCTGGCATACTTGATGACGTTCCCACGCCAGAACTCCATACCGTTCCTCATAATGTATTTGACGGGCTGTATGGACCACTGGGTGTAGTGTGATGGGTTTCTTACTGGGTCAGCCATGTGCGGTCACCCACTTCCTAGGGCGTCCACCAAGCTGCCCAGCGTGTCTTGCGTAGTCAGACTTATGTGGGTCAGAGAGCCGTACCATAGCATTGCGCCCACCGTTAAGCTCAACGACCCTGTCGTTATCTACTTTGCAGACCTCAACGTAACGATCCCATTGAGATAGCACTGAGGCTTCAGTCATCCCTGTGCTACGTTTTCTTGGCATTAGTTTCATGGCGTGGCTCCCATAGTTTGATTGTGTTGCTATCCAAGTCCCAATCCTCATATCTGAGGATGCGTGCGAGACGTGCTTGGGTAAGCGCATAGTTCGCGTTTAGTTTCTGCTTGGCATATGCGTTGACCACCGTGGACCAACTAGGGTTTTGCTTAAGCAGTTTCTCGGCTGTCTTAATGCCAACCGATGGGCACCCAGCATAACCATCGGTGACATCACCAGTGAGTGCCTGGGTGTAGAACCAAAGATCTGCTTGGGCCTTGTTGATCGTTTGAAACTCACCAGACATTGGCCTGAAGAGTTTGCATGGCACCGACTTGAGATCTTTGTCATCGCTAATGACGATTGTGTTGTGGTTTGGTGCTGAACCTAAGATGCCCATGACATCATCGGCTTCCAGCATTGGCTCTATGTGCCAGCGGTAAGTCTTCTTGACCCACCTTAGCATCTCCAGGTAGCCAACGGGCTTCCTGACTTTCTTTCGTCCACCTTTGTATGTGGAATCTAGTTCTTTTCTGAAGTTACCTTTGTCAGACAAACAGACAATGAAGTGACCTGTGCCTAAGGTGTCACAGAAGTCATCTATAGTCTTCTGGAATACAGTCTTGGCTTCCTTCAGATCTGTAGACAGGGACCAGATGTCATCACCCCAGTCTATCTCAGTCTCACAGGCAGCGCAGGCTCTGTACAAGTACAAGTCGCCATCAATGAGTAGGACTGTTTCTTCCTGAGGCGTCTGCAAATACTTCTTTAAGTAGCTCATCTAACTCTCCTTTAGTTTCCATGCCAAGCTCGGTGATGTGCCACTTATGTGCATAGGTTTCTTCGCCGACATTGGTTGTGATGTGTCCCTCGGACGCAGCCATGCACACGTAGAATGCGCCTTTGCGTGAGAAGTCTCCGCTGATGCTAAAAGGTTGTCTCCACGCCCTGTCTAAGACCAGGTAGAAGCACATGAAGTGTGCCATCTGTGAATTGACCTCAGTGTGTAGCAGCCCAAGTTTTTCCCACGGAATGTTCTGAGGTGATGGGTATTTTAGTTTTGAGAGCAACCCCTGCTTCTTGCGCCATTCTTCTAGTGATATCACCGACATCGGCAGCTACCTCTTCTGTTTTACATGCGATTTGAACTTCATCGTGGATCCACCCAACGATGTATGCGTCACCTTTGTGATGCTTGGTTAACTCAGCATCGACTAGGTCTACCCACTTCTTGCAGATGACAGCGCCGGCTGACTGTAGAAGCTGAGAGAGCAACTTGTGCTCACTACGGACATTCAACAGACGTCCATCGAGGCCTTTGAGGTGGCCGCGCTGGTATGCCCTGCGAAGGTTTGTCTGAAGCTGTGCAAAGGCTGGTATGGCCTTGTTGAAGTTGTCCTTGAGCTTCTTGCCTTGCTTGGCATTGCCCCCAGCAATCTTACCGATCAGCTGATCACCACCGCCATACATGGTGGCATAGATAAACGTCTTGGCTTGATCCCTGGTGGCTAACCCAGCTGCCTTCTGGTTGTGTGTATGGATATCACCCTCGAGCACCTGTTTTGCATACTCACCACCGTCATCTAGGTAATGTGCGAGACACCTAAGCTCCAACCCTGACAGGTCAGACCCAAGTAAACACCAGCCCTCAGGCACCGTGAATAATCTACGGCACTCTGCGCCATACGGAAGGCCACACTTGGGCACCTGGGCTAGGTTAGGCCCCCTATGCGCTGCTCGGCCACTGACAGTGCCGCCAGACACGATTGTGTGTCTTATGCGTCCATCGTCATCGACACGCTTGAGCCACGCTTGTGGACCCTCAGCTAACTGACCGAGGCGCTTCTGTACTAAGAAGAACTCAGCCAACGCCTGTGCCTCAGGGTAGTGCAGCCCAGCCAGCACTGTCTCGTCTATCTGGGCGTGCCCGTTGTCTGTAAACTTCTTAGGTTTCCAGGCGTACTTTTGCTTGAGACAGAACTCTATGTGCCGCCGTGAGCTAGGGTTAAAATGGATGGCCTTACGTTTAACAAAGAGCTCACCCTTCTTGTATCCACGGGCTCTGTTGTTAACCTTAGGATAGAAGTCTTCAGTGATCTCCCAGGGCGGGAAGAGCTCATGTAGACCATCCTCTAACTCTTGTCGTTTCTGTGCTAACTCAGAGTAAAGCTTAGTGGCTGCAGCCTTGTCGAACGTCCAGCCATTGTTTCCAATACGGAAGCAAACCTCAGCCAACCTGTGCTCTAGGTCTATGCTTTCTTGGCTGAACCCGCTGTCCATAAACACCTGGTACAAGGTCATGGTGACAGCGGTGTCTTGAAGACAGTAGTCCAGCATTTCTTGGCTGAAGTTCTCCCAGCCACCATCGTATTCACCTTTGTATATACCGATGCGATAACCCCATGCCTTGAGGCTGTGGCTGCCGATGAGCTTCCGAGGGAACTCATGAGGCTTGAGTTGATGCTTGATTGTATCTGTCTCAGCTAACGTAGTTCTCATTAACCTAGACATGACTAATGTATCTGTGACTTTGCCTTGGATGCTAAAGTCTGGATACAGCTTCTGAAGAACAGGGATATCATAAGCTATGATGTTGTGACCGATGACTTCCTCGGCATTCATCAAGACGTATATCGCACGGTCTATCTCATCGGGGCCAAACGATAGCTTTTCGTTGGTCTCAACGTGTCTCAGACAAATGCAATGTACGGTGCTTACAGTATCAAGTAGGCCGTTGCTCTCCAGGTCAAAGACCCAGCGGCTCAATCTTTAGTTGGCCTTGCCTTAGGGCGTAGGCTAGTCATGGGTGCTAAGTTCTTAGCTGGCTGTACCAGCTGCGCCTTGAAGCACTGGTCCAACGATTGTTGATATAGGTCCTTTTGGTGAGCGTAAGACACACAGTCATCAAAGGATTCAAAAGCCACAATGGCTACAAAAGAGTTTACTAGGTTCATCTGTTATCACCTGACCCTTCCAGCTTCCCACGCTTCTGGCGTGACTTAAGCTTCTCCAGGTTCATGTGGGCGACCTCGTTTAGGCTGATGCCTAAGTCCCGTGACAGCGCAGCGATATACCAAAGGCAATCACCAAGCTCTGAGGCTATAGCAACGCGCTGGGCATCCTTGAGATCCTCTAGACCACCTTGGTCGATCCCATGATCACGGATCAGCTTCTTGATCTTGTCACAGACCTCGCCTGCCTCTGAGGCCAACCCCAGTGCTGGGTAGACAACCTTCCACTTGTAGATGGCAGTGGCAGCTGTGTCTGCCTGGTAGTCGTTCATGGTTAGCGAATACAGATAGTCTGTCTCTCTATTTCTCATGTTGCTGCTCTCCTTTTTCTAGATCCATTAGCCTCAATGCTAGGCGCGCCATTTGCTTACCCATTCCCTCTTTGACATAACCTGTGAACAATGGTCGGCGGTCTTTAGCGCTGAGTGCTTCGCCAGCAATCAGAGCAAAGGTTTTACCGTCATCTGGGTGGTCTATGACCTCAAAGGTTATATGCCCGACCTCATACCGCTCACGCTTAAACGTGGTGGGGTTAGGGTGCCTTTGTTTGCTTTTGTGAGAGTGTGCTCCCATGTTGCTCTCCTCTTCGTTAAAATGGCGCGTCGAAGGCACCAAAGTTACCCTCGGCGTCTTTGAGCCTGCCTGTGCTCTGGCTGTACTCAAGCACCCCAGCTGCGCCGACTTCCCCTGTGTGTCTGTTCTTCAAGACCACTAGGTTTCGCAGGCCAGCTGTGGGTTCATCTGGGTCTACTTGGATGCCAATGCAGCAATCAGCCAGCTGGGCTATTGCATGGGATCCACGTAGTTGGCTGAGGCTTACTTTGGCACCGCCTTCGTGGCCTGTGTCGCCCTGAGGGCGGCGTAGGTGGCTCACGACGATCAGGCAGATGTTGAGCTCTTGAACCAAGACACGCAGCCTGTTCATTATGTCATCTACCAGGCGTCTTTCGTCTGACACTTGCCCCGTCAGCCCAGACACTAGGATGCTGATGTGGTCTAAGAAGATAACCTCAGCGCCCAGCGCCTTGTTCATGTAGCGGATGCGATTCAAGATGATGTCTATGTCGGTCGAACCAAAGTGATCGAACAGGTAGAACTGACGGTCCTTAACTAAGTCATCAAAGGACGCCTCGATCTCTTCCTTAGTGGTACAGTCAGGGTCCACACTGATGTTCTTATCCATGTGTAGACCAACCATGCCCTGGGCGGTTCTTTTGGTTGTCTCTTCCAGCATCAACATGCCGATCTGAAAGCCGCCTCTGTGAACGTGGTAGGCAATCTCTCGGACGAAGGTTGACTTACCCACACCACTACCAGCGGCTATTGTCACAAGGGATCCAAGCCTCAACCCTTTGGTGATCTCGTTGAGCCGCTGGTAGGGGTATTGGATGGGAGACACGGCCTCTTGTTCGCCTATGGTCTCCCTAAGATCTGATGCGCTCACGATGCCATCTGGTCGGTACTCACGCGCCTGCCAGATAGCATCCATGATGGCTTTGGCATTACCGTCCACCAGAGCCTCTGAGGCGTCTTTGTAGGAGCCTAAGTTAGCTATCTTAGCCATGCCTATCGGAAGGGCCTCAGCGCACTCCAGAGCCGCCTCTTGGCCTGCCTTGTCGTTGTCAAACATCAGTATGATTTCTTTGAAACCACACAGGTAATCGTAGTTGTTCATGAGGGCTTTTTTGGCTGACTGAGATCCGTTAGGGACACTCACTGTCGGCCACTTGTTGCCTTGAGCTTGAGACACCGACATGCAGTCTATCTCGCCCTCGGTTATCACCAGCTTGTTGCCGTTGGACCAGAGATGAGACCCAAACAAGGTCATGGCCTTGGCATCGCCAACGATGGAAAACTTCTTGTCTTTCGTGCGTACCTTCTGGGCGCAGCGCTGGCCGTGCTTGTCTCGGTAGGTCGCAAGTTGCACCACTTGACCACCGTGCTTGCCGACACTGTAGTCAAACTTTCTGCACGTAGCCTCGGTTAGCTTGCGTGATGCTAGGTGCAAGTGCTCGCCTGGCACTAGGTCACGGTTAGGCGGTGCCTTATTACTTATAGTGCGCTCATACCCAAACTCTTCCTTGCCATAGGACGCACAGCCAAAGCAGTAGGTATGACCATCGTCATACAAGGCGGCGTTGTCTTTAGATCCACAGGTTTCGCAGGGGACATGGGCAACAAAGTCGCTTTCAGTAAGCTCAGTCATCTGTATCTCCCAAACAAAGCTTCCCACTCGGAAGGGACGATCCCAGTCATGATAAACTCACGCTCATCTACCGTCAGATGACTGAAGACGTTCTGTGATAATTCACCTTCCATCCAGCGAGACATCTGATCTTCAGTGACATCCAAATTGAGCGTTAACTCTTTTCCAGTCAGAGGTGACTTGCGTTTGATTTTCATGTGGTTTCTCCCAATAATAAAAAAGGGGCGACCTAAGCCGCCCCCTTGCTCTCACTTTTTGTGGAGATGCCCAGGTTTCTTAAGACGCCTGGTCTCTCGCTCTCGGACATGTGCCATTCACACGCTCTCCTTTGTTGTGGCTTCAGTGAGCCAGTCATCAGGTATAACCTTATTGGCATACCTAAACCCGTGCCTTTCGCAGTAGGCTGCATAGGTGGTCTTGGATCCTTTGTAGAGCTTTGCATTCTGGTTGCTGAAGACGAACCTGATGTCTAAGTCAGGCTGTTGTTTCTGAATCAGAAGGTGCTTGGCTCTATCCATGACAGTCCACCGCCCCTTGGTTTCGACATAGAAAAAGCCACCAGGTTTTGGCAGCTTGAAGTCGGGGGTGTATTTGGATTGTCTGGCAGGGATCACATAGATGATCTTCTCGGTCTCATAGAGTAGCTCGATGCCAGCTTCACGTATTTGCTGGGCGACCTTGTCTTCAAGACCTGAGCGAAACCCGTACTTAAGACCAACCTGTTTAGAAGTCGTAGTTATCGTCTTCCGTCTCTTTGGTCTCAAAGCTTTGGGCTCCTGTTACTGTGTTGGCTACATAACCGCCCTCGACAGCATCAAAGCCACCACTGTCAGCGCCACCATTAGACACTGGATCAATCACTTGAACGGCACCTAGGCGCAGGCTGATGCCCTTTTTGCCAGCTGAGGTGTATCCATCAGCAATCCCAGAGACGCGAAGGGTAGACCCACCAAACATCGATGGAACTTGGTCGCGGGGGATAGGGTTACCTTGAGCATCGAAATACTTAGGTTCGTACTTGGACTGAAACTTAAAGACGATCTCGCCGGTTTCTGGATCTTGATCCATCGGCATCATTACTTTGTCCTTAGCACCAAAGCTTTCACTTTTGACGTTCTCTAAGATTTCTTTAAGGGACCCAGCGTTCTCTGGTGCTATCTTGAGTTTCACCTTGTATTTGCCTTCAGCGTCGAAGGCTGTGTCTGGGCGTCCTGGTTGTAGCCAGGGGTATTGGGCTGTCCCAGCTGGGCTTGTAAATCTAGTTTTGCTCATCTTTTTTAGTCTCCTGATTGGTTTGGTTTGATTCAGCCCCAGGCAAAGTAACCTTCGCCTCTTTGGCTTGCTTGAGAAGCCAGTCGGGGATGTCCTGTCCTTGGTTTTGGAACAGGCTACACAACCCCAAGATTTTCTCTCTTGGGTGCATTTGGTTGATCCTTTTCTGTTACTTCTTCCTTAGGGGTCTCTTAGTCCCAGACGCAAAAAAGGCCCCACTTGGGGGCCTCTTTGGTTCACTTAGGTTTAGGTTTGTCAGGTATTAACTAATTACCGTGCACGGGCTCTAGAATCACTGTGACCAAACGGTGTTCTATCTTCCAGTCAACACACTCGCACCAGTCTTCTTTCATGAGTTCTAGCTGCGACATGGCTTCTTCAGCTGACTTTGGTGGGTCGAAAAGTTCTGTATCTGATTCCATAAATTCTTCCCAGTCATATATCCCGTCAGTTTGGTATACCTGACCAAAGATGACGTATTCTTCATATGTCCTTAGTTTAGGCTCCATGTCTTCTCTCCTATGAAAAACAGTATTCGCTATCGCGGATAGCGCTGATATCTAGGTCACCTTTGGTCGGCACTGGGGGAAGGGCCATGTCTGGGTTAGACAATCGATCCCTGCACTCCTTCTCAAAGTTAGCAAAGACGCACTGGTCCTCATACATGTTCACAAAAGCATCTCGGATGCAGTGGTAGAACTTCCATGTCTTATCGATAGACGTCCCAAAGCTGTCGTGGATCATAAAGAAGTCTTCCACGCCATTCTCTAAGCCTTCACAGATAGACAAGTGCATGTGGGCGGCATCTAGGCTGTGGATGGCATTAGGGCTAACCCCATTCCTAGATTTGCGTGTGTCAAACACAGAACCAAAGCTAGCCACGTTGACCCTAGTCTCCTTCCGTAGCTTGGCCTCTCGGTCATACAAAAAGATCCTCACACGCTTAGTGTCGGACTTGGTGTATCGCTGGACCACTGGAAAGCCTGAGGGTGACGTCCACCGCACCGACTTGCTTTCCCTAGCTAGAGCATCCGCATATGCTTGGTAGAACTCCATTCCAGACGCCACTGACTTGATGACTGTCTGGACCGCCTGGTAGTTTACCTTAGCCAAAAACCTAGCGTAAAACTCTTGTTCTCTACGGCTAACACCAAACGGATGTTTACTTAGCTCACCATAGCTCACAGACTTCTGTAGCGGCTGCATGAGGTCCTCAATCAGTTGATCACCAAAGCCTCTCTCAGCTGAACTGTAGCCATAGGTCATCACGTTACGTTTAACCGTGGATCGACCGACGCCAACAGACAGCCAGACCTTAGCCTCTTCGGAGTCATCCAGCTTGAGTAGCCTGTTAACTTCATCAGCAACTACTTGGTAGACGTCCTGGCATTCATCTGATGGGGTCAGATTAACCATAGCTCCATCCTCGTGACGTAAAGCAGCTGCATAGTGTTGGACACCAGAGTTAGTGCCATCCAAGCTAATCGGAAGGTGACAGACGTAATCCTCAATGCCTTGGTCTTGAAGCTTCTTGTACTCCACGCAGGCAGCGAGGAACTGGAAGGGCTTGTCAGCCTTAGACCAGATGTCGAAGGATGCCTTGAAGTCTGAGGCCACACTTAGGATCATAGGCTCGTTGTCCAAGCACCATTGGATCCTGTCTTCTAAGGATTTCTTAGAGATCTTATCGAAGTCACCTACGTTGGCTAAGTGAATAGACAACCACCCAGCATCACTCTCCTCGATCTTCTTGCCTCTAGCAAACATGAAGAGCGACTTGATGTGATCATTGCGATGGTAGTTAAAGCTGGAAACAGGATACATTCGGCCCCTAAAGTCTAAAGACCAACCAATGAAGAACTGATCGAACTTAGACATTTCCCTGGCGTCATGAAGATCACAGGATATGACTTGCACGTTGGCCTTAGCCTCAATCCTTTTGACATGCCAAGCCTTCTGGTCTTTCCTAATTTGCTGGATGTATTCCTCAGACAGAGCAGAGGTGTCCTCAGGGAGCCTAGGTAACTCTGGTGGCTCCATCTCTGGAAACTTACCAAAGCGCTTCCCTTCTGCAGACACCCATTCCAATGCAGCTAAGGTAGCAGGGTTTACCTTAAGAGGGGTGGCTTGGAGTGCATTCAAAGCTTGTAGAAACTTAGGTTGTCCATGCTTCAGACTGTTGTCTATAGCTCTGCGCTGTTCACCAGTAGACTTACGCACCAGGGGGACCAGAGAGGACAAGACGTCATCTAAGTAGACACCAGTTTCAAAGTCTTCCCAAGGTGTAGGGGCAACCACCATTGGGCCAAACATAGGTGTAGACCAAGCTTCTCTTTCAGTCATCAAAAGTAACTGCTCACTAGCTTCATCGGTTAACTCAAGTGACCTCATGGTCTTAAGGTTTACTGTTGTCTCAACCATGTTGAAGACATCAGAATACTCTAGGATTGAGCTAAGGATAGGTGCAGCAACTGCTACACGCTTTTGCTTAGACCACTTAGTGCTGCTATAGCCTTCCTTGGCTGCAATGATACGCATGGCCTTGAACCTATAGCGTTCACTTGAGTGAGCCTTGGTGACTTGGGTAGACAAACGCTTAAATAGCTCTCTGTCGTGGTTCTGCAGTCCTTCAGCCCACTTCTCATGTTCTACTCTAGCACCAATGTTACTTAGGGCTGTGGTTAGTACATTGGAATGTAAGACAGCATCGAAGCAACAATTGAGACCAATGTATGCTAAGACGTCAGGATCTTGGTTCTCCAACTCCTCGTACCAAACTGAGCGTTTGCCACAGCCACTAGAGAACCTCTTTAAGTCTTCTTGTAATGCTAATGTAATTGCGTCTGATACCTTGGGGAGTGCCTCTACGATGATCCGATGTGGGACCTCTTGTTGGCTTGGTTTTTGTTTCTCTTGTCTTCCCTGGTATCTATCGAAACCCTTAGATTTCATTTGCTGCTCGATGCGAGTCTGATGCTCGCTTAGGGTATTCAGTGTATTCACTTCACGCCCCCCTCAAATGACCACTCATTCCTTGGTGGGGCTTGGTGTGGGGCACTCCAACTACTTGCTCTGCGACCGTGGCAGCTACCGTCAAGCTTAGGCTGCTTCATCTATAGTCCTCCCGTGTATTTCTCTTTTAGGGGTCTCTTAGTCAAACCCTTGATATCATTAAGTTATTTTAGAGGCCAAAATAGGCCCCTAAGAGAGCATCTGGTGTGCTATTTCTTGCAGCGTCTCTGGCTTCTCATGGACATACTTAGCGGTCGTTTGACCACTACGATGACCTAAGATTCTACCTATTAGCACCGTGTTAACTTGAAGATCGTTAGCCATGTAGGTAGCGGCTGTGTGACGAAGGGTGTGAAACACAAAGCTACTGTCGTTTGGTGCAATCTGTCTACGTGCTTCAGCCCACGAATTGTAAAACTTACGGTGCGAGTGATGCTTTTTTGGGCAGAAGTCTAACTCTTGCAAAGCTAGGTATACACTTTTGGGGCAAGGGACCATTCTATCGTCCCCATTCTTAGTGTCAGTCAGGGATATCCAAGTACCATTCGAATCAGTGACAACCATTTCTGGAGTTATGCTGAGGATCTCACCTAGTCTCATACCTGTGCCAACACCAATGGCAACTAGGTGTTTCATCCACCAGTGCTGGTGCCCATCGAAGAATGCCTTAAGTAGGTCAAGCTCACCAGCATCCATCCAGCGCACACGACCACCCTTGATCTTAGCGAAGGTAATCTTGGGTGCCTTCTCGACTAACTCTAGATCCAAGGCCTGCTTATAGACGCGGCTGATAGCTGCCTTGTAGTGGTTAATCGTGTTCTCACACAGCCCCTGCTCTTGTAGGTGGCCCACGTAGTCGTGGATGTCTACTGCAGTAATCTTATCTAGGGGCTTCTTCCCGATGCCCTGGAAGGCACTGAACCGCGCCAGTTTGGCTTTGGTTTCTACCAAGTGTTTCCCAGACCACATACGGGTGGCCTCTTTGTTTACGAAGTCAATAAAAGTAATCATCTGTAAGTCTCCCAACTACTGACGTTATGACGCTATGACGTTGTGGGTGTCCCAAGCGGCATCCTTAAGTGCCTGGTCTATAGCCTCATCGCGGCTAAGGGTGGTCTGGTAGCTATCAAGGCTACAGACACGGCAGTATTCAGTGACGGTAACGGCGTTACCCCAGCGGCTATCGTCAACGTAGGTTATGCAGGAACAAGTCATCACACTGTCTCCCCACGAAGCATAGCTTTCGCTAAGGATTTTACTGCGTCTGCCTGCTTCTGAGAGCTTGCTGCACGGATGATACTTTCAACGGTGCGTATGAAAGCTGGAGCGTTTCCAGCGGCAATGTGGCCCCCTGCAAACTCTAGTGCTTTAAGTTGTGCTTTAGTAATCTTAGTCATCATCTAGTCTCCTTGTTGTACAAGGGCTCTGATGTTTCCGATGATGACTTTGGTTGGTAGCGGAGGAGGGACTTGAACCCCCGACACGCGGATTATGATTCCGCTGCTTACCCCTGTCATCTCCGGATCATCGACCCTTGATCATCAGATAGTAATTCCTGATGGATAAATCAAGAAGTTTTTGTCTCAAATGTATATAGGGGTCCCTTGGCCCCAACCCTAGTTGAAAAAACACCGATCACTTCGTCAGCGCAAACTGATGGAAGCTCCGATGTTAGCTGGTTAAGTTTTCTTAATTAGCAAGACAACCAGCATACCGATCATAATGGCGTCAGCAATTGGGACAGGAAATCCAGAGATCATGGGCACCCCCTTTCTCTTATGGTTGTGGGTGACAGGGGATCGATCCCAGCCACCACTGTAGCCTCAAAGCATTCTAAGTGCCTGCTCCAAGGTTTCCTTGTTTCGCCGGGTCCACCCACGGCCAAATGTCTTGAAAGTGCTCAGGCGCTCATAGAACCTCTGACGCGCATCATGTAGCTTCTCAATGATGTCACGGGGTTCCATGTCAGAAACGGACTGCAGGGTTTTAGGACCGATGGCGCCATCAGCTGCGGATCCTATGATCCTCTGTAGAGCTCTGGCTGCTCGACTGGGTCCTGAGTTCACACCCCAGTCCACTACGGACCAATCGACGCCGCTGGGGAGATCATCGAAGCGCACGCCATCGAAGTAGTTCTTTCGGTAAATCGGGGCCACCTTGGTGAAATCCAGGTTCTTCATGTCATCTATGGTTACCTTATGTCCGACCCACTCTTCATAGACCTTCTGGGTCACACCTAGGTTTGTGGCTCCACCAGGGTCATCAGGGTGATCAACGAAGCCACCTTCGTGGTGCAAAAGCATAGACAGGCATTTATCAAAGTTCTTTTTCATTTGTTAACCCCTTTGACTTTCTCAAAGCTTCTTGCGCCAGCCAGACCAAGCATCCCCATGAGCACTGGGAGCATGACGCTTGTGTCGGCCTGAGGGACCTCGAAACCAAAAGGCGCAGCCAATGGGGACACTAAGAAGTTTACAGTGAAACCTAATACGCAGACCCAAGCTGTCGCTGGTCTCCAAGAGCTTTGAAACCAGTTACCCTTGGCGTCCTCTTTGTTTATCTCTAGCTGGGCTAGCATAACTTGCTGGTGGTGCTGCTCACTCATGGTGGCAATTTCATGGGCTAGCTTGGCAGCTTGGTCTTTGTCTGGAATAACCTTGTCTAGCAAGCCAGCCACAGGGCTGACAAGCGAAGCTAATAAGCTCATATCGTTTCTCCTTAGTAATGTAGTAGGGGGGAATTACTTCTTAGTCTCAGAGCCAACCCATGCAGCAAAAGCGCCTGACATGGATCCACTGACCACTGAGATTAAAGCAGCCTGTTGTGTTGTCAGATCCGTGCCCTGGGCCAGGGCCCACTCAATGCAGCGTATGTAAACAAGAGTGAGAACCAAAAGCATCAGGCGTGGAATAAGTTTCCACTCAAGGATTCTGTCCATCTTAAGTTACCTCAATATCTACTGTGTCACCCATGAGAGGGGGCGGTGGGATGATACGCCCGTTCTTGTCATACCTGGTGTATGTCGATTGAACTGGGCTAGGCTTCTCGTTGTCGTGGTGGGCTTTAGGTGGCTCAGGTTGGATGTCTTGGTATGGCTTAAAGAGAATGTTTTGGTGCGTGTGAAACGGCATAGATACTTTCATGCGGGTCACCCGTTCACAGCTTTGTCGAGACCCCAGAACATGAAGACGCAGCCGCCCACAAAGATCAGGACACCAGCTGTCATGGAGATGCCCCAGAAAAGCTTGTCCCTAGCAGCGGCTTGGGCCTTCAATGCGTCTGCATGTCTTTTCCTTGCAGCGCCCATCTCCCTGACAACAGTGTCCCAAGTGCCAGGTCTGCCATAAAGCCTGCAGACAGACTCAAGTTCACGCATTGCCTCATCGTACTTGAGTTTGCTTTGAGCTATCGCCAGGCCCTCTTGCTCTGGGCTAGAGAGACGCCCTAGTGGGCCTTTGTGTTTCCCAGACTCGGCAAGCTGGATCTCACTGTCGATCTTTCCAAGTTTGCCAAAGTGCGGGAGTAAATCATTGATGTCACGGCCTGCTTTAATAGCCGTGGAAATACCCCCCGCAATCGAACTGACTGAAGAGGCCAACGCTAAAACTTCGATCATATGTGGTGAACCCTAGTCTTTAAGAAGGGCCATGCTCTCCACGCTGCTGCGTATGGCTTTTATGTTTTCGTCTATACGTGCTACCGACACGGCCTGGCTGTAGACCATGTCTTCAATTTTACCAACCCTGACATACATGGTGTTAAGGTCCATTCTATTGCGCTCTATGTCCGACATCATCATAGACACAGTCCACACGATGCCCCCAGCTTGACCTAAGAGACCAAGAATGAGGGCGAGAGGGAAGCTCTTGTTCAAATCCATAAAGCTACATTACTTTAATATTCAGCTTCTGGGTCTACCCAATCAGGGTTCTGTGTCCACGTTTCGCCATCAAATTTGTACTTGTGGCCCGCCCAATCAGTCGGCACAGTCACGCCCTCATAAATAGTTGAATTTGCGTTGTTCATATCTGAAATGCGAAGAACAAGATCACCGTTTTTATAAACAGAGGTTTCAAGTCCATTCTGGGCTATCACATCTGTGTCTTCGAATTTATAGATAGAATATCCGTTGAATACTAATGTCTTCATTGTGAGCCATCCATGATTAACTTGGTTGCGGTTATCGCTCTGCCAATACGTTTTGCATTTGTTGACGTTGTTCCGATTGCTCCACTGCCTTGAATGTATAGGGTCGAACCCGGTGTTAAACTGGTTTGAGTTTCGTCAATGCCGCCAAATGCAACAGAGATTGAGTCTCCGCTGCTACCCGCCTCTTGTGCAATCCCATGAAGCTTGGCTGTGTCGAGGTTGCTAGTTGTAACTGTGACTGCAATTCGGCCAAGATTTACGACCTTATTATTGGCTGCAAGGAAACCATTTGCAAACAATCCCAATCCATCTTTAGACATTCCACAGCTATTAAAGTTGGTACCATAAGTGTTGGCCGTTTCTGTGTGTGAAGCTTCCTCTGTAAACAATCCAGTTGAACTGTTATAAGATGCGATCGATACCTTGTTATAATCACTCTTTATGTAACTAAATACAACTCGGTTTGAATCATATGACTGATCTACGCCAAGGCCCGTGAACGTTCCTGCATTATAGTCATCATATGCTGGTGCATTTGCAATCTGTGTGATTGTATTTCCGCTGATAGAAATACCCGCTGCGTGAAGCTTGTTTGTGCCTGATCTTTCTCTGCCCACCACAATAAAATGACCAGATGCAGCATGATAATCGATAGCTGGTGCGGCCATTTCCCAATACACGCCACCGCCACCAGTAGTTTTATAAATATACTGGTTCGTACCAGATGATAAGGTAGTTCCACTAATGGTTAATATTTGGGCAAACGCTCTGCTTTCAGACCCATCATGTTCTGATTTAAAAGCAATACATTTTGATGCATCTGAGGGGTCAAACGCAATGTCTACAGAATTGCCATTATATGAACCACTCGTATTTATTTCTGTTCCAAATGTATAGGTGGTTCCAGACAGTGTGCCATGTCGGGCGTTATTCTTATCTGACCCAGTTGGAGAAACTGAGGAATATGACGTTGTAAA